CGGTTCCTTGACATACGCTCCTGCATACTTCTCCGTCTTGGTTGCTTCTTTCTTGGGAGGAATAGCGACCTTACGTTTCAACAGCTCCACATAGATATAGTTATCCCACATCCGAACTTGACTAAACACATCTTCATAATTCACCTTGGCGTCGTATGCCATAGTGAAGGCAAGTTCAATCAACTTCATCTTGTCGTCTAGTTGATCCACCAGGCGAACGTCATGAATGTTGTATTCAATAAACTTTTGCCAGTCGTTCTCATAGAACTCCTTGAAAGTATCAAACTCGCTGTGATCGAGTTTCTTGGCGCCAAGTTCTACGTTACAGATATGATCCAGACGGTAACTCTCTTGGTTGGTGTAAGTGAACTTCTTATACAACTCAAGGTAGTCTAGAGTAGAGATGCCAAGAGTATCTACGGCAAACTGCTTACGACCCTTGATAAAGATTTCACGCTTCGATACAAGTTTCCATGGTGACAGAAGTTTAGTGAACTTCTCACCCATTACACGATCAATACGATTGTGAATGTATGGCATGTCGAACAGTTGAACGTTCCAACCAGTAATCACATCTGGAAAGTTTGCTTGCCAGAATTCAAGGAATGCTCCCAACATGCTCTCTTCATGGCGGAAATGCATGTAGTCCACCATGGGGTCTTTGTTATTGAATGGTCGTGCCCCGAACACAGTAATTCGACCAGTGAAGCTGTCTTTGATAGAGATGGCAAGGATCTCCTGATCGGCAGTTTCAACGTTAGGGAAACCGTTTTCGGCAGCAGTTTCAATGTCGATTGTAAATACACGGATCTTATTACTGTCGAACTTAACTTCTTCTTCTGGGTGTTCTTCAGCAATATATTGATAAAGGAAGCGAGTATTGCCATAGATCTCAAAGTCGTCTACTTCTTTGTATTGCTTTACAAAATCTCGTGCCTCAGTAATAGAACCAAACTTATGTGGTTCCACGCAATCACCCTCAAGGGTACGCCATTCAGAATAGTTCTTTGTAGGCAAGTACAGCGTGGGGTTGAAGGGAACCTTCACGCTGTAGCGATTGCCATTTTCATAACCACGGACTAGCAAACGGTTGCCAGCTTGTTCAACATTAGTATAAAACTTCATTCAGATTTTGGCGGATCAACTTTAAGTAGATAAGCAGCAAGAAGTTTGGTGCTTGGATTGACAAGTGTGGTGATGTCAGAAGACCTAACGATCACCTCACGATCATTTGAATGGGGAGGCCATGGGGTGATATCTCCATCATATTCTACCATGTAGGGATCACGCAGGACGCAATCGGGGTCACCTATCGAAGTGGCACCCTCGATCTCCTCCACCTGGGCGATGATCCAATCATTCGCCAGCTTCAGTAGGTTCGCTGCTATTTCCATTAGGCTCCTCAAAGAAAATATTATTTGTATCAACGCCAAGTTCAACTAGGCGATTGACATAGTTATCAAGTACTCCATTATCAGGAAATACAACACTGATAATATGAGAACCACTAATTCTATGTTCTTCTACAGGACTGTATGGACAGAACCTAGTGTAGTTAATGGCAATATCTCCATCCTCATTACGTTCTCCAAGGGTAAGAACATATGGATAGATCAAACGATATCCAACGATATCTTCGTTATCTCCTTTAACATCACCAAATAAGCACAGCACATTATCGCCAGTAACTAACTTAACGATCCTGACAAAGTGGTTTTGCTTCAACTCAGACATTTGCTTCTATCTCCTGTTTTTGTTCTAATTTAGTTTCATAAGCTTTTTGTAATCCTGGTTCAGGACTACTGATTGTCATAACACAATCATACGGAATTTTAAACATGGTATCTGGAGAATATGGGTTCCACTTACTAAAGCGAACCTGATATTCCATACCACGTGCTTCTGTCAGATACTGTGGGATTGCGCCATCCAGACTTAAAACATAAGGTTCGTCCATCAAAAGACAAATTCCTTTTTTATTATCGTCTTCGCCATCGAAGACTTCTTTAAGTTCCGTGATAATTCGTTCACCTGTCTTTAATGTAATAATTGATACTGCCATAGTTTAGTGTAGGTGTATTATTAGTTTAGCATTAAAAAAGGGCACCGTCAAGTGCCCGAATATTTAGAACCACTTTTTACGCTTGTCTTTTTCTGGTAGTTCTTTTTTCAACACAACTGTCAATAAACCATCCTTAAATTCTACACTCTCTACTTCAACATCTTCTGCCATCTGCCAGTTGCGACTAAATGATTTTTGAGAGATACCTTTGTGTTGATACTTACGTTCTTTTTCTTCTTTTGATTTGTTGGCAGATACTGTTAGAACATGTCGTTGAGTTGCGACTTCAATATCTTCGCTTGTAAATCCAGCCAAAGCGACTTCAAGTATGGTTCTGCCATCGTCTCCGTCAACCACATTGTACGGAGGATAACTAGATCCAGTGCCTGCAATAGCTTCCAGTCTTCTGAATGTTTCATCGAAACCAATAGAGTAAGGAGTATATGTTTCCCAATTGAATGTTACCATTGTCCTAAAAAGCAACGTTTACATGTGACCCGTTAGGCATCACACTAATACTTATACACTTCACATAAAAAATGGGGGTTATGAAAACCCCCATGAATACTACGGTTTATACTAATTTAATAGATCTCAATATACATTCCTGTAGTTCATTTCCAGGAATTCTATTGTTACAAATATACTCAAGAGTGTGATATGAAAACAAATCAAATCCAACAGAAACTCTATAATATTCTGTGGGATCTACTTTATGCAAAACCCATGATGGAAACATCGTTATTCTAGCTGGTTTATTTTCACATTTCCATGGTCCATAATAACTACTTAAATGTGGAATATGATAATCTGTGGTTGTTTTATTATCAGATAACATCAGATTGCCACTAAGAAAAGTATTTTCATGATAAGAATGACAATGTAATGGTACACTTTCCATGGGGTTTAAAACGACTGCCCAACCACGAATCCATACATCATCAATTCTTTCTTTGGGAAGATCCAAAGTATCCATGTAGTTACTATAAACTCTAGTTATAGATGCTTGTAAAAATTTAACCGCTGGATTATCCCATGTAAAAATATTATACGTTCTCCAAGTATCTTTGTAAGAACCTGGATTATATTCTTCAATTTTTCTTATTAATTCTTTAACAAAAAAATTATTAAGATCTTCTACCCATATAGGGCAATCAAATACGGGAGCAAAGGGAGTATTTGGTTCCCAACTTTTCCAACGATGTAAATTTGTATGTGTGTTTTTTAATTTACAATTAGCTTGGTCGAGAGTATTATTCACTTACCTTTTTACGACCAATATTATATTTGCTTTCTAAAGTCCATTCATCCTTTTCTTTGAAGGCAAGCACTTTGATTTGATTGAGTGGAGCAAGATCAGCAATCTTGTCTGGCGTTACAATTGTAATCAATCCCCAATCACTCAGAAGTTGGATAATACGATTGCGACGCTGAACATCGTTTAGTGAAAGATTAGTATTCTTCCCATCAAGAGCAAACAACTCTTTGAAGTGAACAATATAATACTTACCCTGCTTATGCAGAATGTGACAAGACTGATAGATCTTCTTTTCTTTACGAGAAGCTACACCAATTCGTGTCAGGGTTTCCCTCACTTTTAGGAAATCATCTGGTTCGTTCAGGATGATTTCCACCATATCAGATTGTTTCCACTGGATTTCAATTTCGCCACTCATTTTCTTCCACCTTTATTCAGTACCTTTGTAATATGATCTAGCTGATCCTTGGTGAGAACCCTGAGTGCTTGGAGTGCTTTATCGTCATTATAACCATAATACTCCTTGACTACATCAAGATAATCAATAGAATCTTTTTTCGCCCAAGGAGAAAATCTTTTCCTCGGTTTGACACTATTTAGTAGAAAATCATATTGAAGCTTTTTAGGGAGATGACAATTCTTGTTCATCTCATTTACAAATAAAATTGTATCAGTAAAAGAACTTAGGCAGCGATTGATAATATAGGGAGCATATGCTTTCTCAGCATCAATATCATCTTCAAGAATATTTTTCTTGGATTGGTTGATGCTGTACAGGTAATCTTTCAGTTGGTATGTCATTCCAGTGTCTCACAACTCCAGCAATAATAAAAAGGTTAGTAACAAAATAAGAGATAAAAATAAGGGTGCGAATAATCGCAACCCTGTCAGATTCTTTATCACACCCAGAAGCTTTCTCTCCTAGTGCTTTACACCACAGTCGCCAAATCATTTGAACACGGCAGTAACATTCACAACTTTAGCAGTAGGGTTGCGGGCAAGAGCGGTCTGGCGAGCATCCTGATAGTTTGCTGCCTCAACGATCTCATCAAAGAGACGACCAGCAACGTAGAGTTGAACTTTAATTTTCATAGTTGTAAAGGACGAGTTCCTTTCGTTCTGCTTGATCTATTGTATACGATCCGACTGACCGCATGGTGTAGGTGTGTGCAAATTCTCCAACTGTCCACCCCTGGAACCGCTCCTTGACTAGGTTGGAATTGTTGTAGGAGACTAGTTGAGGGCAAATATGACGGTCACAATCAGCAGCAAACTTATCGTGATCAAATCCTTTGTGCATTGATCCCTTACGCCCATAGAGGTTGTCCTTAATGTCATAAGGAGGATCAAGATAAACAAATACATTTTTCTGATCAGTCAACATATCTTCGTATGACCAGTTAGTAATATACCAGTCTTTGATCAACTTACCATACTCAGGGATCTTCTCAATACCATTCATAGAGAAATTACTTTCACTTGCTTGTGCAGAGAAGGAGGAGCTTTCAGTCAGACCAGAGAAAGAACACTTATTGATAATATAGAAAGCAACTGCACGGTAGAAGTCTTCTGCCTCTTTGTGATTTAGTTGGATCTTCATTTCGTTGAAGAGTTGCCTGGCAAGTTCTGGTGTGCCATAATCTTCTTTATAACCTTTGATGCAACGATGTAATTCTTCTGGTTCATCACGAAGGATAGACCAGAAAGTGTACAAAGGATTATAAAGATCATTCACCCAGATTTGAATGCCAGGATAACGCTTAGTCACTTCAAGTGCTACAGATCCACCACCAATAAAAGGTTCCCGAAACTCATGAAAGTTCTTCAGATCTGGCATGTATTGAAAAAGTTTAGGTAGAGCTCTGCTCTTCCCCCCTGGGTAACGCAACGGAGTTTTCAGAGATTTCAAAGTCTGGGGCATGATATTTAAGATACTCAAAGAACGTTAGTTTCATTTCCTTCTGCGTCATACCACAGTGTTTGGCAGCAGCAGGTAAGGTCATTTTAGCACGAAAGAGAGCTTCGTTTGCCTCTCTTACATTATCAGGGGTTGTCTTTACTGGGGCATCGTATAGGTCCCACTTATTGATTTTTGGAAAGATCATTCACGACACCTCATTTTAGCATATTCAAATATTTTTCCTGGGATATTTACACCCAAAGCATTCTCAAAACCGTAAAATCCTGGTGAGGAGTTTGCTTCACAGATACGGTATCCGTCTTCATGGAAAAGCAAATCAACACCAGCAATGTCAAGATCAAGAACCTTTGCCGTTTGTATAGCAAGCAGTTCCATTTTTTCATCAACGTCATAAACTAATCCTTTACCTCCACGGGATATGTTTGCTTTGAATGATCCATCGGTAGCTTGGCGAAGCATAGCACCAACGACCCTACCACCAATAACAACAACACGAAGATCACGTCCCTCTGAAAATTGTACATACTCTTGGACGATCATACTGTTCTTGAAGTCTAGGGCGGAAATCAATTCTGACAAGTCATTGAATTGTTTTTTATTCTCACAAAGATAAACACCTGCTCCATGTGATCCAGTAATCACTTTGACTACACAAGGAAACCCTACTTGTTTTTCAACTAAATCAGGATTACTCGGAAAACGAGTAAGCATCGTTTTGGGAATAGGAAGTCCTGCCTGTGCCAAAATCTGATTGGCATACATCTTATCTTTTGCTGCGATGATCGCATCAGAGTTTGGCAAAGTAGGAACATTCAGTCTTTCGAATTGACGCAAGACGGACAGATTGTAGTTACCAGTAGCAGAGCCTGTCCTAGCGAGTAGAACATCTGGGAGGCTAACAATCTCATTTTGGTAACGGATTGATTTTCTGTCATCACGAGAAACAATAAGGTCAATTTCATCAGCATAGACAATCTTGAAATCAATTCCAAGATGTTCTGCTTCTTCTAAAAATCTATCTCTTTCGTAAACTTCTCTCGTTTTACGATTTGCTAACATCCATGTTTTCATCTGAATTCACAACTCATCATGAGTTCTGTAAGACACGCCAACATATTTACCTCTTGATCAGGCACAATTGTAATATCTCGCATATATTTTGCAATGATTAATACTGCCTCAGGAATAGAAGAAGGCGTAAGAACATCATACAGACTATCATAAACCTTACGCATCATCATGCTGGGGTCATTATCGAGATGCTGGACCACCCAGTTCTTCACAGTAGTAAACTCTTTCTTCTTCAGGGAAGTGAGTAGAGCATCCAAATTGACATCAGCGACATCAACAAGAATAGCGGAACTGATAGCGCCAGTCGCAGCATAACGCTGACATTCGTTGATAAGACGGCGCCAGTCTGGATAGTATCGCTTGACAAGCTTGGCGAGGACTTTATCTTCATACTCAACCTGTTCGTGGGTCAGAATAGTTTTCAGGCGAGTAAAGAACTCACCTTGAAGTTGAACTGCCTGGTCTGGTTTGATCCTGAAATCCACAACCGTGCAACGGGAATGGAGAGGTTCAATAATCTTGTTGATGAAGTTACAAGTGAAGATGAAGCGGCAGTTGCCATGGAACTCCTCCACGGCGGTCCTGAGGGACAGTTGCACGTCGTTGGTGGTGTTGTCCGCCTCGTCGATGATGACGACCTTGTGGGACGCCCCAGAGGTCAGAGAGATCGTCGTGGCGAACTGCCTGACACGGTTGCGGACCGTATCGAGGAAGCGCCCCTCGTCCGAACCGTTAATGATGATATAGGAAGCCCCGATCTCATTACATAACGCTTTGGCAATTGTGGTCTTTCCGACACCAGCAGTGCCAGTAAGTAGAAGGTTAGGGATCTCTTCTTGTGCAATAAATCCTTTGAATACTTCCTTGATATTTTCTGGAAGGATGCAATCCTCCACGATGGAAGGACGGTACTTCTCAACCCACAAGAACTCTTTACTCATTCCAAATCTCTCAAAATAGTTTTCGTCACAATCTCAGCAGCATTCAATTCTGCTCGCATGTATTCTACACCATCCTCTGGAACGGTGTGATCTCCACAAGTAAAGATATCACAAACTGCTGTGCCATTCTCTGGCCAAGTATGAATGCTGATATGACTTTCAGCAAGCAGAGCAACAGCAGTGACACCTTGAGGAGAAAACTTATGTGAATGTAAAGCAATCAGAGTTGATTTACACCACTTTGCTGCTTGATACAAAGTGTCTCGGATGAAACCTTCATCATCAAGATCTTCAGCAGCACACCCCTTCAGGGTAAAAAGAATGTGTTTCAATAGTCAGGGCTCCAGTGCAATATAATAGGTCAGGTCGAGATTTTGATTGGTCCATTCGGAAATGAGATGTTTAGATACTTTGACAACATAATCACCAGGGAACAGACGGATGTTTTCAATCTTAACATCCAGTGAATAATCGCCAGTACAATCACCAGAAATGGATTGCTCGTAAGTATTGCTGGTATCATTCTCTTTGTCACGAAGGATGAGTTTGATTTCGTTGTCTTCGCTCTGGAACGTCAGATCAGGAAGACTATAAACAGCAGATGCTTTCTGAAGTGAAAGCAGATCTTCACCAGTGATGTTGAACTGGATATCAGCACCAGGGAACTTTACATTCTTTTCAGGCGCAGATTTGAGCGTAATTTCAGGATCAGAGAAATAGTAGCGAGCAGACTTACCACTGCCACGGATGCTGACAAAATCGCTAGATGAGAACTCAAGCTCAGGACGGTCAAACAAAGAGATCCCAGAAAGAAACTGACTGAGATCATAAATTGCGAAGTCCATAGGAAATACTTCTTCACTAGAGAACGCTGCGAGAATGTTTTCTGCATTGCTAATCGTGCGTACTGTGCTTCCCTTTCGGAATACGATGGAGGAATTGATAGTGGAGAAGTTTTTGAGGACATCAAAGGTTTTTTTAGACAGGGTTACTTTACTCATCGGTTGTAATCTTCACGGGTAGCGTTTTTATCGTTGAAGTGCATAAGAAGCACGGCATAGTGTAGCACCTTCATGATGTCCATGCGAGCACTACCTTTCTTATCATAGCGAGAAGCATACTTTAGGATGTTGCTACGACAGAAACGTTCACCATCACCACATGCTTCAATCAGATCCAGTGTTTGGATTTTGTCATCACCAGCAGAGTAATGTTGTTTATAGGTATTCACGATGTAGTCACGCAACTCGTTAATGATTGCGTCTTCATTATATTTGAAATTCATTTCACTTGTTCCAGATCATTTGAATATTACTATGGTAGCATTCTTGAACGTTGCCGTCAAGGTCTTTGACAAATAACTTCAGACCCTCGCCACCTAGGATCTTCACGGTCTTGCCGCCATCAAGGACGGCAAGATGATTTACATACCCGTGGAACTTATCAAAGTTCGTATTCGACATGGATGCCTTCCTCCTTAGTTTCTTCCTTGGTTTCTACCTTAGCATCAATCTTATCATACAGTTCGATGAAAGATTGCTTGGTCTCATCATCAAAACGATTGACACAGACCTTGATAGCTTTGATACGATCCTGCCAGATAGCAAAGGCACGGATGATGTGAACCAGACGACGGGTGGAGATCACCTCATCGATACCACCATCTTTGAAAGTTTTACGGATAATGTCTGCCCAGTTGGCAAGGTTCTCACAGAACTCAACATCATCAATGCCCAGAGAAGCAGCAACTTTCTTGAGAATGTTAGTCTCGATAGTGACGGTAGGATAGTCTTGCTCAAACGTGAGAGCAAAACGCTCAAGGAATGCTTCGTTCAGAACGTTGGTGCCGATGAAACGTCCATCTTCAGAACCCTTGCCTTTGGTGTTGGCGGTGGCGAAGATGTTGAAACCAGCAGCAGGTTGAACGAACTTGCCAATCTTCTTCAGGAAAATACCTTTACCCTCAAGAATAGATTGCAGGCAGAGGATCTTATTGGATGCCAGATCAACCTCGTCTAGAAGGAGAATAGCTCCACGTTCCAGAGCCTCCACGACGGGTCCATTATGCCAGACAGTTTCGCCAGCAACAAGACGGAACCCACCAATAAGATCATCCTCGTCAGTCTCAATGGTGATATTCACACGGATGAGCTCCCTATTTAGTTGAGCACACGCTTGCTCAACAGAGAAAGTCTTACCGTTACCAGACAGACCAGTGATAAAAGTGGGGTAGAAGAGGCGGGATTGAATGATCTTCTTTACGTCAGAGAAATTCCCGAACGGGACATAGTTGCCATCTTTGGCAGGAATAAGGTTCTGTTCTTCCCGAACGGTAACACCAACAGCAGGAGCAGCAGCAGGAGATTGATAGGTTTGCTCAAGGCGTTCCTGAACAGTCAGGTTCCAAGTGCCACGTTTCACATAGAAGTCACGCAGTCGCTTGGTAGCAGTAGCATAAGTGATACCAAAGACACCACAAGCATCCTGAACCTGGGCAGCGTTGATATCGTTGCCGAAATTGTTGGACAGGTAAGAAGTCAGTTGCTCAGTGGTAACGTCAGATTTGGCAGGCATTTTGGTCATTTCGTTGATGTAGTTATTATAGGGCAGGAGGGGTGGTCTGGCGTCAGACCCAGGACGGTTTGCGAGCTGGCACACGCAGGTAGTTGGATGCGACCCAAGGTTTACTAGCGATATACATTTTGTAAGCATCGAATGTAGAGATGCTCGTATCATATTTGTATTCATCAGGCATCGCACGAGCAAATGGTGTCACCTCCGTGATCTTACCTTTGGGGAAAAGATAATATGCTTCAAGCAAAGTGTTATAGCAAGAATGAAACTTGCCATAACGAACAGAGTATTCATCACACAAATTCATACCCCACTTGATCAACCAGTAGGCGTTGTCAATAGTTTCAGATGCCCACTTTGTACAGGGATGGTTGCGAAACGCACCCTTTTCTGTACGATATGCGATACCATCTGCTTTATGAATAGGACCATAATTGTGATACCACTTGGATGCCACGATGGATAGCATCTGGCAACACTCAAGTGGCATCTTTACGATATGTTTATCTGGCAAACAAATAGCACTCTCTGCAGGAAACGGGGAAGTGACAAAGATGTTCATGCGACATACTCCACGAAAGAATTGAGAAGTTTTTTGTTGGTGGTTTTAGAACTCAGCATCTTTTTGAATGCCTTGGTGATATCACCCTTCTTTGCACCAGACTCTACATCGAACGCAGAGCTCTCGTCAAGAGAACTGTTACTAATCGCATAGAGAGCGGTGAATGCTTTGGGATGGGGGATGATGGCAGACTTCTCTTTCTTCCACTGCTTCTGAACCTCACCATAGTGGGCAACGTCAGCATAGGAACAAACAAAGTTAGAGAGTTGGGAACCAGAAAGAATACGGAAACCCAACACATTCACGCCAGGGTTACGGTCACGCAGTTGCTGAAGGAAGATGTTGGTATTACCATCCCAACCTTCAAAAGACTTATAGACACGACCAGTCTGACGATCACGCAAACAAGCATTACTGTCAAGACGGCGAGGACGAACATAAGAATGATCACGGTATTCGTCATACAGTTTGCGACCATAGGAAGTCTGGCAAGCTTCACCGTCAGAAAGAATACAGACATTCACTTTCTGAAGATCGTTCTGTTTCTTGAACTGAGGAATGATGTAGTTGAGCATCACAATACCCTCGTTCAGAGGAGTGCCAGACAATCCAAGACCAGTAGTAGAACTGTAATAGGTGTGATAGGTATAGGTATATGCTTCTCGATAAAGATTACGGCACATACGCTCATAGTCTT